GCGATATGGCAGGTCCTGCGGTATTGGCGGCGGCAAAAAGAATTAGCAAATCCATCAACGATGAATGGAACAAGCTATTTAAAAAGCGTGTTGAATCCGTAGACCGTTGGTACACGGAAGAAAAAGATGCTTTAGATAAATCTGCAAGCGAAAACATCAATTACCTCACAGATAAGCAAAGACTTGAAGAACTTTACGTTCAAAAAAGACTTAATGCATTGAAGGAAGAAGCAGAAGCTACTCGTAAAATTCAAGACGATGTAGCAAACCTCTCTTTTGATAGCAAAGCAACGAACTTATCCTTGTATGATTCCGTAGGCAAACAAGAAATCGAGCAGATGCGATTAGACTACGAAAAGGCAATCGAAGCTGTGAACAATAAATGGTGGGAACAACAAAACAACTTTATTAGTATGACGGAACAAGAAAAGGCTACCTACTTGGCGGCGTTAGAGCAAAGAGGTATTGCCTATGAAATGAACGCTAATAATGAGTTAAACTTCACCAAACAGATTGAAGCTGAAAAGCTGGCAATCGAACAAGAATACAATCGTAAGCGATTGGATAGCTACAGAGAATGTGCTGACATTAAGAAGGATATTGACAGAGCGCTTGCACAAGGCAATTTGGCAATGCTCCAACAAGTGTTGAGTGAAGAAAACGTGGCAAGGCTTACTACCTTAGAGGAAGCCAAAACCATTACCCAAGGTTACTACGATAACTACATGGAAGCACACGAAACCTTGAAGCAACGTGTTGCAAGTTCCATTCTTGAAACCAAGGACAGTTTAAACACCTTCTTCACAGATGTACTTAGCTATGGCAGTAGCTTTAGTGAAAGCTTCGGTTCTTTGCTGAGCAACATTGGCAATAGCGTACTAAGTCAAGTGACAGGCGCAGCTTCTGCAAGCATTACAAGTGGCTTACTTGGTTGGCTTGGCGGTGGCGGCGAGGAAAAAGAAAATAAAACTGCAACAGCAGCAGACAAAACGGCAATCTCCCTAGATAGCTTAACCAAAGGTTTAGGGGTTGCAACAGGGGCAACAAGCGCATTAACAAGTGGAATGCAAGCTTACAGTTTGATACAAGGTGTTATTACTGGTACGACCAAACCAGCAGAAGCAACTGCAACTGTAGCCACCACTTCTGCCCTTGGGATTTTAGCTGGCGCGGCACTAGAAGCTTCTCTTGCTTTAAGCGCAATGGCGGGTGCTGGTGGTTTTGGTTTCTTTGCAAAAGGTGGCTTGGTAAAGGCTGCAAGTGGTGGTGCAATTTACGGAGCAGGAACTGCAACAAGCGATAGCATACCAGCGATGCTTTCTAATGGCGAATACGTTATTAGGGCGGCGGCAGTAGACAAGCTAGGCGTTCCTTTCCTAGATGCCCTTAATACTGGCGATTACAATGGCTTTAGCACTGGTGGGCTTGTGGCACCTAGCTTTGGGGAAGGCAAGGCTCAAACTGGCGGCGTAGGAAGTCAAGTAGTGAACGTCAATTTAAGTGTAAATGCTATTGATGCTGCAAGTTTTGAGGAAAGGTTACGCAATGGTGGCTTGCTAGAACCCATTAAACAAGCTTTGTTCGATAGTGACAGAAACTTTGCGGCAACAGCGGGGGTGTGGTAAATGAACTTTTTCCCTAACATCAGACGTTTTTCTTGGAAAAGCAAGAAAACTCAAAAGTGGAATACTACAATCCAACGTAGTGCAAGTGGTATGGAGCGCACAATGACAAACCAGTTTTACCCTGCTTGGACCATTGAAGCAAGCTACCCTGCGATTACCGATGATGAAGCTAGAGAACTGCAAGGTTTTACTGCTTTACAGAAGGGCGCAAGCGAGCCTTTTTGGTGGCTTGACCCAGAAGACCATCAAGCTACAAACCAAGTGCTTGCTCCTTTAGGCAATAACCAGTATCAAGCGGTTATGGTGCAAGGCGGTTACGTTGAGTATGTGGAACACATAGATAACGTAACCGTGCGTGTCGCTGGCTCTGTGGTTACTAACTATTCTTTAAATGGTGGCACGATAACCTTTACTTCTGCTCCGAGTGGCGAAGTAACTGCTGATTACCGGTATTACTGGAAGACCAAGTTAAGTAATGACGGCATAACCATTGAAAAGATTTTTAATGATGTCAATAAATGTAGCTTCAAACTGGAGGTAGTACGATGAAAACAGTATCAACTGCGTTGGCGAACTACCTCAACAACACAAAAAATATGGCAAGCTGTGATTTATACGAATTGCAGCTTGCCAATGGCAATACATATTACTACACCGATACAGATATTGACGTAACCTACAACGGAAACATCTACAAACACAACGCTCTGCTCTTGAAAAGGCAGAACACCAAGGTTAATGACAGGGTTGTCGTGGACACAATGACAGTAAGCATTGCGGCAAACTCCAACGACCTACTGGAAGGCAAGCCGATTATGCTTGCCGCACACGACGGAGTGCTAGACAGGGCGTGGCTATATCTAAAACGTGGCTTCTTCAACGGAACTGCCATCGTAGACGTGGTTAATCTGTTTGGCGGCGTTGTGGAGATTAAGAAATGTGGCGGCATTGCCTTGGAGCTTACTGTTAAGGCTAAAACGCAAGGCTTGGCACAGGAGTTTCCAGTACGCAAGTATTACCCGCAAGGCACTTACAGTACGACCAATGGAAACGTAACTGCAAGCGGTGGTGATGATGAATATTGTATCATTACTCCCTTCGTGCCTAGAAAGGAGACGTTGCTATGACAGCTATCGGAAGAAAAATTGCAAATGCAGCGCTTGAGTTTCTTGGTACTCCACACGTAAATCAAGCCAAGGTAAAGGGCAAGGGTGTTGATTGTGGTATGCTTCTAATCGCTTCGCTGGAAGGCGCAGGAGCGATAGAAAAGAATGCTATCGAGGTTGCACCCTATTCAAACGAATGGCACTTGCATCATAGCGAAGAATGGTTTAAGAGCATTGTTGAAACCTACTGCGACAAGGTAGGCGAACTGGAGGAGGGTGATTTTATTCTGTACCAGTTTGGAAGATGTGTGAGCCATGGCGCAGTTTATGTAGGCAATGGCGTTGTGTGCCACGCCGAAATTAACAACGGCTGCATTCTAGACGAAATGAACTCCGTTAAATTCCTTGATTCCAAAGGCAGGAGCAGGGTACGTGGTTATTACAGATTTAGGGGGTGCGAATAATGAGCTTTTTTGGTGGCAAAAATACTACGATTCGTGCCGACAAGGTTTCCAATTTTTCCGTCAACACTGCTGAATATGGTAGTAGCGTTATGGAAATTTTAGGAACTACACGTATAAGTGGCAATGTAATTTACTGGAACGATTTCACAGCCCACGAACACAGAGAAACGCAACGTGCAGGTAAAGGTGGTGGCAGTAAGACAACTACTATCAGCTATACCTACACTGTGGCAGCGATTCTAGGCTTGTGCGAGGGCGAAGTTAGCAACGTTGGAAAAGTTTGGATAGGCAAGGAACAGTACAATTATCCGAACGAGAAAATTGGCTTGACGTTGTTCAAGGGTACGCAGAACCAAGCGCCTTGGTCTTATCTTGTAGGTAAACACCCAGAACAGGCATTGTCTTATCCTGGACTTGCTTACATGGCAGGCGTAATTGACCTTGGCAGTAATGGCAGTATGCCTACGTTCAATTTTGAAGTCAAAGGCAAGCTGCTTTCCACTGGTGATGGTGTAGACGTTAATCCTGCTGACTATATCCTCTACATTCTGAATAAAATCGGAATGGGTGATGTGGAAATTGTTGGCATTGATAATTACAGAAATTACTGCAAGCAAGCTAATCTCCTAATCAGCACGCCAGCCGATGCAACGGACACGCAACAGGCAAGGGAAATCGTCAATGAAATTGCACAGCTAACCAATGCGTATGTTTTTTGGAGCAACGATAAATTCAAAATCGTACCGCTTGCAGATAGACCTGTAGGAAGCTGGCAACCTAACAGAACAGTAACCTACGATTTAACGCCTGATGACTTCTTGCCTCAAAGTGGTGGCGCAATGGTTACCTTCCAACGTAAGGACAGTAGCGAAATCTATAACCGCTTCACTGTTGAGTTTTTAAATCGCAGCAATGGCTACGAAAAAGAGAGCGTAAGCTATGAGGACGTTGCAGATATTCAAAACTGTGGAGTAAGGCAAGCACCGACAGTTAAGGCGCACTATATCTACACAAAAGCACGTGCAGTAAAAATTGCCGAGGAACAGGCACGCAAGAACAAGTATGAGCGCAACCAATACACCTTTAAGCTAGGGTGGGCGTTCTGCCGTTTGGAAGTTGGCGATTTGGTAACGCTTACTGACCCTGCTATTGGCTTGGAAAAAGTTGTGTGCTGTATTAACAGCGTAACCGAGGATGCAAGTGGCGCGCTTACGATTACAGCAGTAAGCAGGGCGCAGGGCAATTATTCAGAAGCGATTTATGACGTTCACGAAACGGACAGACCTTTTATGGATTTCAACTTTGAGCCGGGGTGGATTGATTATCCTGCTATTTTCCAGCCAGATGCAATGCTCATGCACAATGACAATGAGATTTGGATTGCTGCCAAAGGGCAAAACAATACTACTTGGGGTGGCTGTAATGTGTGGGTTAGTGACAATCAAGACAATTACAGGCAAGTAGGCAGAATAAACTACGCTGCTAGAATGGGCGATTTGGTAAGTGCCATTACTGCTGATGCGACTAGCCTTGAAGTAGCCATAAATGGGCAACTGGTAAGCGGTACAACGCAAGATGCCGAGCGTGGCAATACCTTGTTGTGGGTAGATGGCGAAAGCCTGTCCTACGCAAACGCTACGCTTCTGTCTAACGGCAGTTACAGGCTTGACGGACTTGTACGTGGACAGTTTGGTACTGTGGCGAAAGCACATAAAGCAGGCGTGCAAGTAGTGCGTTGTGATGATGCGTTAATCAAGCCTACATTCCTAGATGAAGATATTGGCAAAACTGTTTACTTCAAGTTTACTTCGTTCAACATCTTTGACGGCAACGAGCAAAGCCTTGCTGATGTATCAGCCTTTAGCTATACGATACAAGGCAGAACCACAATCCCGCCAGATGTAGATGCTCTTGACGTAGAAGTATCTGCTAACGGAACAAGGCGGTACTACATAGACTTTACATATCCGGAAATCAACAACATTGCTGGTTTCAGAATGAAGTACATTCAAAGCAACGTGCCGAATTGGGACACAGCCTTTGATGTGCAGGATGGCTTACTGACAGCGTTCCCTTACGAAACAAGTACTGTAAGACAAGGTAAGCATATCATTATGGTTAAGGCTGTGAACACAAGTGGCAACGAAAGCAGAAACTTTGCAAGCGTGCTTGTGGATTTTGCAGAACCGCTAGAGGATAACGTACTGTATAAAGTAAATTTTGCTGACAACGATTGGAGCGAAGTTGAAACCAACGGCAGCATCTTGGAAGATGGTTTCGTACACGCAAAACAAAGTACTGCGTTTTGGAAAACACCGGAAAGCAGTTTCTGGGGCAATCCGACAGACCCATTTTGGGGTGAAGTAAGTTATACGGAATTTGAGTTGACCGCAAGCATAACTGCGCTGGCAGGCGGTAACTTCTACTTCTTGTATGATATTGAAGGGCCTGCAAGCATTATGTATCGCATAGTGAATAAAGAGGACAATTTGTGGAAGCCTTACGCTGCTAAATTCAAAGTGAATGCAGGTGACGAAGTAGAAATCAAATTTACTTCTGTTGCTGGTAAGGAAGAAACGATACTGCGTAGTCTTATGGCAGTTATTGACGTGCCAGATAGAATGGAGCATTTTGAGAATTTGGTTGTTCCTACGAGCGGCGTAACATTGCCTATAGCAACGCCTAATTATTACACTACGGCGGTACGAATTGACAGTATAGCATTGGTGGATGGTAAAGCCATTTATCCGAGGATAGAAAGCAAAAATCCCTGCGTAATTAAACTGGTAAACGATACTGGCGTTGCAGTAAGCACTGTAGCAGATATTACGTGGCAGGGGTTTATTAGAGAGGAGGTATAGCAAATGTCTTTGCCTTTAAAATTAGATTTTAGTAATTATGACAACTTCTTAACAGAAGAAAATTATACAACGTCAGCAGAAGCACAAGACTATTTCCGAAATATGGATATACTTGTAACTGCAATGGTTGACGTTGGCTTGTGGCAACCAGAAACAAGCTACCCTAACGGACATGTAGTGTTTTCGTCTAATATGCCGAATGGGGCAGAAGCGGTTTGCGTTGCAACGAATGGTGGCAAGAGTAGTAATACAGAGCCTTCTTGGGGCGAAGTTGGCGGCGATAACGTAAGTGACGGAACTTGCTTTTGGAAGCTGCGCTGGAAGCATTGGAGTAAAGAAGTTATTCCAATGGAAAATTTAGGCATTGAATATGCCACCCAAGCCGAAGCAAAAACAGGGACAGATAACACAAAGGTTATGACACCGTTGAGAACAAAAGAAGCGTTTGCGGAAATTGAGGATTACATAAATAGCTTCAAACCGCCAACCGACAACGTGCTTAGCATAGCTGGCTACCACAATAGCATATACCGTGGAAAGTATTTGGGAAGTGCGTTGATTGCAGCACAATCTGCTGCAATAAGGGCAGGCACTTTTGATGATATGTTTATCGGTGACTATTGGATTATAAATGGTACTACTTATGTGATAGCAGCATTTGATTATTACTACAACTGTGGTGATGCTGCTTGCACAACGCATCATATCACGGTAGTCCCGTTAAAATGTATGTATTATGGTTCGATGAACTCAACTAATATAACCACTGGCGCGTATGTGGGTTCTGCTATGTATACCAGCGGTCTTGACCGAGCAAAAAATACTATTGCCAACGATTTCGGTTCCGACCACATTCTAGTTATTAGGCAACTATTTCAAGATTCGGTGGGTAGTAGTGGTTATGAAAATACAGTAGGCTCGTGGGTTGATGCAACGGTGTGGTTAATGAATGAAGTGAACGTATATGGCACAATCATTTGGAAGAATGCTTATGCAGGAACAAATTGGAGAGGGAACTATTTTGTAGACAATAGCCAATATCCGCTTTTTGCACTTAACCCAAGAATGATACATATTCGTGAAAGTTATTGGCTTAGAGACGTTGCCGACTCGGCCGCCTTTGCGATTGTGAACAACAGCGGGGCTTGCCACGCCTACGGTGCGTCCGATTCTCGTGGCGTTCGCCCCGCTTTCAACATCTATTAATCTAGCAATCTCACCCGCGAGAGCGGGTGGTGAAATGAGGCAACGAAATGACTGTTCTGAAAAGTAAAAGACGAGAGTCGAAATTTGAAGTGATTAGCCATGCGTATAAACTTAGAGATGACATCACCGACTTATTGCTTTGTGATTTTCATTATAAGTTTAAGGAAAACCCAAACGAAACCGAATCCCAAAAGCAAAGAAGAATGGCTCGTGAACAATGGTTTATCAAAGACGAAAGAGATTACATCATAAGCATTTTGCGCAGCATGATGTACAACATCTTCCAAGCGAACAAGACACCCACCACAACCTTAGGAGAATGCCTTGAGCGCAGGAAACATCAAAATAAAGCTATCGGTGATTGTTCTGTGTTAATGCAAGAACTTCAATATACGATAAAGACCCTGCCTGTAAATATAAACAAGTACACGAGGTTTGCAGATGAGATTTCAAGGGAAGAAATGCTTTTGAAAGCTTGGAGAAAATCAGATAACAAATACCATAAAGCATTAAACGAAAATAAATAATAAGACAGGGCAACCTCTGAACTCGTTGCCAACTCGACCAACTTTGCGAATGTGAACAACAACGGGAATTGCAACAACAACGATGCGTCCAATTCTAATGGCGTTCGCCCGATTTCACAACGTAGCATAAAAGGTATAAATTTAACCGTCGCTACGCAAGCTGAAAGGAGAGGTTGTCCTTGCTGAAAGGCTAAATAACAAACGTGACGCAACCAGATACGTCTGATGTTGCTATCAGCACGATATAACATTTTAAATCATGAGCAAACATACAATTTTTGATGCAAACAACCTATACAAAGCCTTTTTGAAAAGCCGTAAGAGCAGTCCGTGGAAAGAGCATACGCAGAAGTTTGAAATTAACTGGCTTGCAGAAATATCAAAACTGCAAAAAGAACTTGAAACCAGAACTTACAAAAGCGGCGCTAGATATGGTTTCGTGTTACACGAACGCGGCAAAACAAGGATGATACACGGTTCGAACATTAGGGACAGGATAGTCAGGCACTCTCTTTGCGACAATGTACTAGAACCAGTGTTAAGGCCAAAGCTGATTTATGATAACTGTGCTTCGGTTAAAGGCAGGGGAATATCACTGAGCAGAAAAAGGTTAAAGGTGCATCTCCGTAAATATTTTGCCAAGTACCATACGAACGAAGGCTACATATTGCTCATAGATTTCAGCGGATATTACGACAACATTAGGCACGCCTTGGCTATGCGAGAGGTCGCAAAACACTTGAAAGACGAATATAGTATTTGGCTTTTAGAGGAAATTTTTAGAAACTTTCGCATAGATGTTTCGTATATGAGTAACGAGGAAATCAATAAGCTGATGCACAGCAAGTTTTCTGCACTCGAATATAACAAGGTGCCAGCTTCTTTAAAGACCGGCAAGAAGTTTCTTGATAAATCGCTAGACATAGGTGACCAAAGCAGTCAAATCATTGGTATATACTTCCCGACGCGTCTTGACAATTACATTAAGATTGTAAAGGGGATGAAGTATTACGGTAGATACATGGATGATTCCTACATTATTTCTAATGACAAGGAAGAACTTAAAATATTGTTGGAAGAACTCCTGAAGGAAGCTGATAAATTGGGCATAATCATAAACCTGCGAAAAACAAGGATTTGCAAATTGTCAAAGAAGTTTAGATTTTTACAAAACAGTTATTTCTTAACCGGTACGGGTAAGGTTGTTGAGCAAATAAATCCTAAAAGATTAACCGCCATGCGCAGAAAGCTAAAGAAGATCCATAAGAAAGTGGCAAATGGACAGCTTGAATGCGAGATTGTTGAACAGATGTTCCGCTCTTGGTATGGTGGGTACTACAAAGTTATGAGCAGAAGACAAAGATTTAATGTCCAAAATTTATATAAGTCATTGTATGGAAAGTAGGTGTTAGAAATGAAAATGTATTTATACGATGAAGAAACTGGCGTGTATGTCGGTGAAAAGGAAGCGGCTATTGATGAGTTTACTTCTCTGTGCAAAGGTGAAATAGTATATGCGCTTGAAGCCTGTTCGACTTGGATAAAACCAGTTTTCAAAGATGGATATACAACTGTTTGGAATGGCAGGGAAGGAGCTTGGAGTTTCAAACCGCTTCCCACGGAGCAAGAAATTCAAGATGCGTTAGAAAAGGAAATTGAAGCGTGGATGAACTCGGTTGTAGCCGAAAAACACTATGACAGCATTGACACTTGTATTGCAAGATATACCGATAGCCCTAATCCTCAATATGCAGCAGAAGCCAAAGCTGTTAAAGCATGGAATACTGCCGTTTGGGATAAGTGTTGGGATATTCTTGCAGAAGTAAAAACTGGCGAACGTGCTATTCCTACTTTGGAAGAAGTTATTGCAGAACTGCCTGTGCTTGTGTGGTAAAGGAGAAATAAATGCTTGAACATATAGGATTGCTTGCAAGCCTTGTGTGTATGGTTTGTAGTGGATTGTTCTTCTTGTGTAACTACCTTATTCAGCAACCAATGAGAATAAAGGTAGATGGAATGAGCGACCGTCAAGAAAAAATGGATGAGAAGCTTGATGATATTTGCAAGGAAAACAAAAAAGAAGAAGTACTTATTCGTGGTATCGAAGAAGCTTCCAAATCTGCGCACAAGCGTATTGATGAACATGAAGAACGATTAAGGGAAGTAGAGAACCGTTGTACTACTTGTCAAACGTGCAATAGAAAGGAGTAACCACTATGGATATGCTTAAAGAAGCAGGCGAATATAGCTTGCCGAGGGTACTGTGCTTTGAAATCGTACAGGCTTGGTTATTGGCTACCATTGCAAGTATGGTGCTTGATAAACACTTTTGGTGCTACGGAGAATTTACTGCTGCAGCAGTAGCCTGCATTGGCTATCTTGTAGGCAACAAATTCATTAACAGTAAATACAACACTCCGTTAGGTAGTGTTGGCAAGCCTATGGGTGGTGAGCAATAATGCTAAGCGAACATTTTAGCAGAGCAGAATTTGCCTGCCACCATTGCGGCCAGCTACCTGCAGATGGTATTAGCAAAGAACTGCTTGAAGGTTTAGAAACCTTACGTGAAGCAGTTGGCAGACCTATCCACGTAACGAATGGGTATCGTTGCCCAGAACACAACGAAGTAGTTGGTG